AACAAGTTGGAAACAATTTAAAAAGATTGAAGATGAAATTAAACTATGTGAAGTTCTTTGTGCAATTTGTCACCGAATTGAAGAACAAAAACAAAGAGATTTAAAAAAGAAAAAAGATGTTTAAGGAACTATGCGCGACATTATTTATATTATGTAATCCATTACTGAATGGTTTTACATTTAACTATGATGGTAATCCGCAAGATCAGTTTGTGCAAGGTATAGCCGAGTGTACTGTACTCAATAACGCGGTTATCGAACCACGGTACAGGGTTGTGGTAGCGATTAGTGTAGCACAAGCCATACTAGAGTCCGATTGGGGACGCTCTCGTTTCGCCGTAGAGGGTAATAACTACTACGGAATCATCGAAACAGACAGCACAGAGCCTCATATGAAGTCAAAAAACAGTGATGTACTACTAAAAAAGTACCCAAACAGATGTGAGAGTGTTGCTGATTACATTGCCTTACTCAATTCATCTAGTGCCTTTATTGAATATAGAGACTTACGTTTACAACAATATATAACTGATAATGTAGATGTTTTTCTTATTATTGAGACCTTAGAAAACTACGCAATTGACCCGGATTATAGAAAAAAGCTACTTGCTATTACTCTAGGCTTGTTTCAAAAGTACCCGGAAATATTTAAATCAAAACAAATTTGGGAATACTATAATAATAACAAAGCCACATGAGTGGTTGTTTAGCTTTGTTTGTTGCCTTTAGTATGCACTTTGGATTGGAAGGTGACTATAATAATGTTCATCCACACGCGCGCTGTACTGTCAATAATTATATAGGTGGTATCTATTATAATAGCGAAGAAACAACAAGTGTGTATCTTGGAAAGACTAATAAGATATCGAAGTTTAATGTAGAGTACGGATTGGTTACTGGATATAGTGGCATGGACCCCGCACCAATGTTTAGAATAGAAAAAGACGGGTTTTTCATTGCTCCTTCCTATGAAACACAAGGTAACATAGGGGCTGTTGTAGGTATAGAATTTAAACTAAATCATTGACAATCTGCCAAAATCCCATATGTATGGGCTTGTATGAATAAACATACCACATATAGGAGAAAGTAATGACCGACATTAAAAAGTATAAATCTGTCGCGATCAGCATAGATACTTATAAACGAGCCAAACCCATAGCAGAACAAAATTATATGTCCATGGCTTCCTTTATACGTTACTTAGTTGATAAAGAAGAACAGCAATCTAAAAATGGAGACAAGCATGTCAGACAGTAATGATAGAAGAATTAAAGCAGCGCTATATACAGCCGTTTTAAATAAACTTAGCGGAGAGTTATCCGAACTTGAAGCTAAAGAAGTGCTTTTAACGAACGCACCGGCATATATTACAAGCAAAGATCATGACCACGCAGATCATATTGAAGAGTTAAAGAATATTATATTAGAGAAAGTGCATACTAGAGATGCTATCAAAGATATAAAAGCAGTTTACTTTGCAGAACAGATCGCGAAAGCCAATGAAAAAGCAACGAATAGTTAGTGCAGTAAGACGAGTACAAGATAAAGTGATTGTGTCCTACACAGACGGGACAACAAAAGAATTTACTGTGAACGAATGGTTATATTCTTACGGCGAAGGTCGTCGTCTGTGGGAGCAACACGAAAGAGAATTTAAAAACCCGGAGAATTTTGATGGCTGAAGAACAAGTATCATTTGATATATACCAACCTTTTGGAGCAAGTATACTCAAAACAAAGCTACCTCAAGTGTATGTCGATGCATTAAACAAGCAATCTGATGACATATTGAATGATGAAGAGAAGAGTAAAGAGAGAGATTGGAGCCACAACCTTGCCGGGAACGTCAAAAAAGAGATTAGTATAGACCATATGGCTATCAAAGGTTTACCAGAATTCCTCGCGACACTATCCGAGGAGTATACGAAGCGTGTTCTACCCGAATTTCTTCCCGCGGGTACAAAAATCGCGTTCCGTGTGTGGACAGTTAGTCAGTGGGCCGGTGATTTTAACCCGATGCATATTCATGATTCTAATTTATCGGGTGTTTGTTTTCTAAAAATTCCTCCTGAGTTTGAAGAAGAATACAAAAAAGAAGATCATCATCCTACTGCCGGCTGTCTTGAGTTTATTGGGTCAATCCCCAATCATTTTGCTAGACATAGCTTTCTAGTAAAGCCAGAGGTAGGAGATTTTTATCTCTTTCCTAGTTGGCTAGTACACCAAGTCTATCCTTTTAGAAGTGATGGAGAAAGACGCTCCATGGCGTTTAACGTACACTTTACCATGGAAAACCCAATGAAAGGTGTCAATGTCTGAGGAAACAAAATACGATAAACAAGCAAAGAACTTACGCTACCGATTTGATAAAGAAGGCTTTAAAAAAAACCGTTGGGAACAGCTAGACCGTAAAGAAAAAGATTATTGGCGCGGTCGAGTACAACAATGGAGCCAAGATAGAGTTATGCCGAACATGCAATACAGTCCTCGTCCTCGTCGTAGTTCGTAACATATTGAACGGTAGGTTTTACAGGTTCTTCCGCGCATTCACATAATTTTTTTGATTCTAATTCTTCTACTCTGCCTTGTAAATACACAATAACATCCTTTAATTCTTCCACCGTCATATAATCTCCTTTGTTTTGGGGGTAAGCTTCTAGCTATACACCGAAAGCTTATATGGGATCAAGTTATTTTTCAGATATTTTTTCACCAATTGCATAAATCATCACCGCGATAAACAACAGTATAATAATTATTGCAACTAATCCTGTAAGTATGAGAATTTTCATTTCTTTTTCTTCTTGCGTTTCGTAAATAGTTTCATCCAGTCTAGTCTTGGACCGTAGTATATCGCCTTGTACTTATTGCCAAGGTAGTCGTAGTCCCAATACCACTGCCAAACGTACTTAGCCAATGCCCGCCATCTCCGCACTCATTGCTTCGGCTCTGTTAGGTGTTTGTTTTGCCCACCGTGAGTCTAGCATTTCCATCGCCGCCGTCGCATATTCCGGGGGATCTTGTTCTAAGGCTTTCCACATGTTCTTAAATTTACTCACCCCTGTTTCTCCTAGCTGAAATACCATCTCTACGATGATTTCTTTTGCTAGGTCATCTATATCGGGACAGTTGCTACAAAGCCTCTCAGCGCCATTTATGGCGTTTTGTAGATCAGCTTCAAGGATATCCATGAGGAATTTCTCTTCATACTCTTTATCATCTTCCCAAAACTCTTCGACGCATAAATGACCGACGCCCACGGTTCTCTTACCTAGGGTATCTAGGTATACCTTGTTTCTGTAACCTTCGTGTTTTTTCACGGAAGCTAGTAATCTATCCATGTTCATTTTGTTTCTCCTTATAATCTCCTTTGAGATAGGTTATGGTTTGCACCCACCCTGTTGGTATGGTGATGTGACGCCCGCCTTCTTTGTCGCCGTCAAATTCTGAATAGTCTGCCATGATAATTATTTTTGTCTCGTCTTTATACATCAGCCACCCGGTTGAGTGGCACACAGCTAGTCGTTCCTTTTGTATGTCTTCAATAGAATGCCACCCGGTTTGTCCGTCTTTGGCATCGAGCCACGTAACAAGGACCACGGGTTTATTCATTGTACTTATTTCCTTTTTGCACATTTTCTCTAGGTTTTAAATATTGCAGATTATTTTCAACATGAAAACCACAAACATTTTTACCTCGCAGAGGCACTACATGATCTACGTGATAACCGTTAGGGCATTGAGTATATATATTTTTTATTTGTTGTAAGTTGGCCCAAGCGGGGGTAGCTTGTAAAATCCTTGCCCTTCTTTTAGCTTGAATAGCTCTAAAAATACCCCTGTTATTTTCTCTGTATTTTTTAGCATGAATTTTTACTTTTTCTTTATTTTTTTCCCTATATTCTTTGTTATGAGCATTTATTTTTTCCTTATTAGCTTTGTAATAAGCTTTTTGTTTAGTTCTGTGATATTCTTTATTAGCTTTGTAATGTTCTTTACTATAAAACAATACTTCTTCTCGATGCTTTTCCCTATATTTTTTATTGTAACCTTTTAATTTGTCTGGATTATTTTTTCTCTTTTCTCTTTGAATATCATTTAATCTTTCTCTATTAGCTTCTCGATAAGCTTTTTGATAAACCTTTTGATAATCTAATCTTGACTTACACGCATCACATAGTTTTTCTTTGTTCATTGTGATTCAATCCACTTTCGTGCTTGTTCAAAAGGCTTTGCTAGTCTCTTTCGTTCTTGTGCTACTCGTTTCCACATACATTTGACGCAAGAATAAAATATATCACGCTCGACGATCACGGCTTTCTCCTTTTTACAGGTGTCACACAGTTTATCTTTGCTCATATCTGATACACTACCTCATCATCACCTAACTCTCTCATCTTCACGTTATATGCTTTTAAAAAGTGTTTTAATGGCATATCAGAGTTCTCTAAGTGTGCTATGTGTAGGTTCTTATCATAGCTGTAGATAACAAATGCTTTCTCGTAGCAGTTATCTAAGAAACTATCTTGTCTATTTTCTTGTTCGTTTATGACCCAATCTTTAAATGCACTCATACTGATCTATTCTCCGCTTCTTGTTTATCTCTGAACTGCCAACATTCTTGTTCAACTTCTTTTTTTAATTTTCTAACCTCTAGTTCTAAGTCTTTAATTGTTCCTAGAACAGCAAGTAAATCATGTGCTATATCAAATTTAGTTTTCATTCTTTCTCCTAGTTGTTTCGTTCAAACACCGCATTAGCGCCGATGTTGTGAAATATTTCTTGCTTGAACTCTTCTAGTTCTGCTCGTAAGTGTTTGTTGTCCGTCTCTAATATTCCTACTAGTCTATCTGCTATGTAGAATATATCTACTCTGTTATCTGGTAAGTTATCTTCCATGTCTTCCTTTCTACGTTTCTAAATACAGCGGTGTATATTCCCCCATATAAGAACCGGCAATGTTAAAGTCGAAGTACTCGACTGCTTCCTCATAGGTCATCTCACTACGTCCCATAAGTAATTCTAAAATTAGTTCCGTGTCGTAAACGACGCGTGTTCTTTCTCCGTCCCATACTACTCCCGCTATTGCTTCGTCGAAACCCTCTGCAAATAAGATGTTCGGCTCGTCGTCGCCATAGAGATCGGTTATGTCTGCTCTGTTCATAGTCCTTTGATATCATGTTTTTGGACCTCGGACAATGGACAAAATGTCTCACTTAAAATTCTCCTTTATTCCCGTGCATTGGTCACAGGTACACTGATCAAATTCTTCTGGCATGAGAAATATAGTGTCCTGTAAATCATCATTATCACAAAAAGCACAAACTTTGTCCTCGTGATCTGACCGTAAAAAACGACCGTCACAACGTAAACATTCGACCACTTGATGGGGGTCTTCACAAAGTATCTTATTCATCTCTTTATCATCCATTCACCGTCATCATCATAGATCAAACCACTACCACTTAGTTCTTCGATTTGACATGAATGACATACGTAATTATCTTCAACGTCACAATTATCGCAGTTATCTGTTGCTTTGAGATAACTCCAATCATAGTAGTCATAGCCTGTTAGTTTCTTACCCCAATGATAGATGTCCATTATTCATACCTCCCGTATCTTCTTATAAGTATATTTCTTAACCGTTCCCAAATCATGCGGTCTAGAACTTGTTGCCCGGAACTTGGTTCGCGCCGGGCTAGTTTGTCGTACTTTAGTTTGAGTTTAATTAACCGCGCTTCAAGGGTCATTATAGTGACCCTTCCACGACTTGATGAAAACCATCTGTTTTCTTTATGTCAAACTCAATCCAATTGCTCATTGTGTCCATTCTGTGTTTAGGATTTACATGATCAATATAGATTGATACTCTTGTTAAAGAGTCATCTGTTACATGATCTTTATATTGTAACATTGTTATGACCCTATTTTTAGGTAACTTTTTAGTTATATCCATAATAGTCCTTTCTTTCTTTTTGTGAGTAGGGGGATTCTTTGACTACCCCCAACCTTTTCCCGACAAGTCAATCTGATATGGATTAACCAGTACTTCAGTACCAACCCTCACACCCTCAGTCATTTGACCATACCTTGTGAGAACCGTGCCTTACTACCTTGTTACAGTTGTTCAGCCATACTCCGAGAATGTTGCACCATCCTCATTTAATTATAACTCTATACTAATTAATGGGATAATAAAGCATTAAATGATATAAAATGTCGAAAGT